AGGAGTAGAAGATATTACAGAAAAAGTAGGCGATGCAATAGAAGCCACTGTAGAATTTGGTAAGACCGTAGTAGCTGAAGTTAAAGAAGCAGTTGAAGTTGCAGGTAAATTAGTAGATCAGTTTAGAGGTATTAGAGATGCACAACAAAAACTGATAGTTGATAACGCACTCCTTAACAAAGAGATGGAAACTCAACAAAAGATTGCTGAAGATACCAATAGAACTTACGAAGAAAGAAAAGAAGCCTTAGAAAAAGTAGGTGAAGCACAAGTTAAACTTGCAGAGAATCTTGCTGAACAAGCTCGTTTAGAAGAAGAGAACTTAAGGTTACAAATCTCACAAGAAGGTAACTATGACAAGAGAGAAGAATTAGAAACTTCATTAGCAGAAGCTATCGCTACACGTATTGATGCAGAGACTGCCTTAGAAACCAGAAGACTTGATGCACAAAAGATAACAGCAGAATTAGAGAACGAAGAAATAGCTAGAAAGCAAACTATACGTGATAAGCTAGCTGAAATGGAACTAGAAGATGTAGAGAATGAATTTGCTAAAGCACAAGCAGAATTAGAATTAGCACAGCAAAAAGATTTAGAAGAACTTGATAGACTTAAGGCTACTGAAGAAGAAAAGCAAAAAGTAAGAGAGTTCTATGATGGTAAGTCAAAGAAACTTAACAAAGAAAAAGCTAAGTTTGATGAACTGTTACAAAAACAAGTAACTGAAAATAATTTACAATTAGCAGCAAGTGCATTTAGTGCTATTGCTAACCTTATTGGACAAGATAGTGCAGCAGGTAAAGCAGCCGCAATTTCAGCAGCTACTATTTCTACGTATTTAGGAGCTCAGAAAGCATATACATCTCAAATGACACTAACACCAGACTCACCTATACGTGCTGCCTTAGCTGCAGGTGTAGCTGTTGCAACTGGTTTAGCAAATGTAAAAGCTATTGTAAGTACTAAAACACCAGGTGGTGGTAGTGCAGGTGGTGGATCTACCCCTAGTACACCATCTATACCTACATTCGATCCAACAGAAGCTATCGCAGCAGCAGCTGGAGACACAGATATAGATAATACAGTAGGTCCTGAATCCGTTGCTAGTGGTGGCGGAACTGCAGGAGTTATTAAAGCTTATGTTGTAGCAGAAGATATGACTAGTCAACAAGAAGCAGATGCAAAAATTAATGATTTAGCAAGATTATAATATGAATAAGATAATAGAATTAATGATAGACTGGGAAAACCTTGAGTTTGAAGACTTAGGAGTTGATGTTATGTCTATCGTCGACAGACCAGCTATTGGTGTAAACTTTTTAAAATTTGAAGATGAGTTCCTAAAAGACAATCCATGTCAAAGTGGTTATGTTGCTTATGGAACTAAGAATAAGAATGGTAGAGAAGTACCTAATTGTATTCCAATCGAAAATAATATGGAGTTTGAATCCTATAACGATTATCCAGAAAGTGCAAAGAACAATGCACAAAGAGCCTTAGATTGGGCAGAAGAAAACGGATGGGGTAGTTGTGGAACTGATGTAGGTAAACAAAGAGCAAATCAACTTGCAAAAGGTGAGAATATATCAGAAGATACTATTGCTAGAATGTCAAGTTTTGCTAGGCATAAGAAGAACTCTGATACACCATATTCTGAAGGCTGTGGTAAACTAATGTGGGATGCTTGGGGTGGAACCAGTGGCATCGAATGGGCTCAGAACAAGCTTAAAACTATAAGACAAGAGCAGATAGAACAATTCATATTACAAATGGCCGCTGATAGTGGTGAAACCCTAGATATGGAGAACACGGTATTTATTGATGGTACTAAAACTAACTTTGAAAATGTTGGTGATTATTTAAAAGGTATCGTTGGTTTAGATATTCTTGGTAGACAAGATAAAGATAAAGAACCAGAAACTAAATATAGATATGCTGGTCCAAGTGCACAGAGAAACTTCTGTAAAGCTATGTTACGTATGAATAAGATCTATACAATGGAAGAATTAGATCGCATGAGTCTTTCTATCAATACTGGATTCAGACATGATGGTCAAGCCTACTCAATATTTGATTTTAAAGGAGGCAACTTTTGCAAACATTACTGGGAAGAACTAGAAACATATAAAGAAGGTAGAGAAACTGTAGTTATTAATAAAGGTAGAGTTAGTGGCCAAGGTGGTAGAACTATGAATTCAATGCCAAGAGGTGGAGCTTTCTCTACAGAATTTAGATTCTCTGATGACGATGAGATGATAGTCGTAGGTCCATGTATGATACCTGATCAAATGATCCTAAGAAAAGACGAAAAAGGTAATCCTTTCCATGTATTCTTCGCTAAAGATACCGTAAAGAAAATAGCACAAAAGTTTTTCGAATATAATAAACAGAACAATACTGACATCAATCACGATGACGATATAACACAGAACAATACATTACTTGAATCCTGGATCGTTGAAGATCCTGATATGGATAAGTCTAAGTCTTTAGGTTTTAATGTACCTAGCGGTACTTGGATGGCCTCGTATAAAATTAATGATGTTGGAACGTGGAACAAAATCAAAGAAGGTGACCTCAATGGATTTTCAATCGCTGGTAACTTTATTGAAAAAGCTAGTAAAAAATAATATGAATGATATCAAAGATACAGCTGCAACAGTAACTACAATAGCCGGCGGCGGAATGGCCGTTATGGGTATTAATGAAATACTTACGCTTGCACTGTTAGTCACGGGTATAGCGCTTAATATAATTCGTATTAGAGCTATTAATAAAGACAAAAAAGAGAAGTAAACCACTCTCCCTCTTCCTTCCCTCCTCTCCTCCTTCGTGGCTTTTGTCAATCGAAGCAAGATATATATTTCTAGTTGTCTAGATCAACCTAGATAAGTTAACTTAAAAATACATTTAACCGTATGACAGTAAATGACGCAATTAGTAAGCTTAGAGTAATGCTCGGAGCTGCTACAGAAACTGTGGTTGAAATGGAAACCGAAGAAAAAGTAGAAGAAACAGTAGAGATAAAAGCTGCTGAAGCTACTTTAGTTGATGGAACCGAAGTGTACACTGAAGGTGAATTACAAGATGGAGCAATCCTATTTGTAAGAGCTGGAGAAGGTGCATCAGAAGATCCATTCGCACCAGCCGGAGTTCATGAAACTACAGAAGGTCTATTAATCACTGTAGGTGAAAATGGTGAGATCAGTTCTATTGAAGAACAAGCTCCCGAAGTTGAAGCTTCTGAAAAAGAAAAAGAAGAAGTAGAAATGGAAGAAGAGATTGTTAAAGAAGAAGAAGTGAAAAAAGAATTCGACGCTGAAGAATTATTAGAAGGCGTAGCTAATCTTTTACAACCATACACTGAAGAGATTAAGGAACTTAAAGAAGAACTATCAGTTCTTACTTCAAGATTTAATGACGTAGCTGACGAACCAGCTGCAAAAAAGGTCCGCAACACCTTCTCCCAAGATGCAGCAACCCAAAAATCCTTAACTGAAAGAAGATTAGAAAATCTAATTGCAATCAGAAAAGGTAAATAAAAATTTAAAAATACAATTTAATTATTATGGCATTTGATTTAACTGCACTAAGTGCATACACAGATGAGAATTCTTTAGACTTAATTGCTAAAGCAGTTCTGAATACTGACCTAATGGGAGAGATCGATTTAAGATCAGGACTTTCAGCTGGAACAGTAGCTATCAACCTTATGGATGGTGACTTAAACGTTGCTGACCTAGCATGTGGTTGGAACCCTAGTGGTGATGTAAACTTCTCGCAAGTAGATATCGTTATTAGAGATAAACAAGTAAAACAAGATTTATGTCCTGACCAACTTCGCGATTACTGGGTTTCTCAGAGAATGTCGGCAGGTGCAAACCAAGAATCTGTACCTTTCGAAGAAGTAATCGCTGATTACTACGTAAAGAGAATTTCTAAGTACAATGAATCTTTCTTAATTAGTGGTGACGGTACTGCTACAGGTATTAAAGATCAAGTAACTGGAGCTAATGGTGCTACTGTATCTGCTAACCCAGCTGCATTCACACTAGCTAACGCTGTAGATCAAGCATTAAACATTTTTGATGCA